TTTTTGGAAGGGTCGCTTTGTATTACGATACGAACTTTGGACCAATAAAAAACCCCTGACTAAAATTAATTAATCAGGGGTTAATTGTTTATTATTATTTAGATGGTAACTGTAATAATGCAGGCGGTATATAATATTCAATTCCTGCTTCATTATATATCTTTTTAGCTTCCATTTGAGCTGTATGTAAACTAAGACCCATATTAAAAACAGCTTCAACTTTGTCATGAAGGTCCTGTAATACTTTTCTTAGCTTGTGATTATCCTCTATATATTTAAAGCTCTCATCATAACAGCAACTGTTAAGATCCTCTATAAACTCATCAGACGCTGGACTATCTATATCATTGGTCCTATATCCGGTGAAATCTTTACTCCAGCTTCTAACATTAGAGACCCTTCTCAAATGTTCTGAGACTTCTTTTGCTTTTTTCTGCATATCTAAAAATAGTTTTTTTTCTGTACTATCTTTATTCTGCATGTGCTTCTTGTATTTCTTTTCTGCCTCAATTAAAGCTGACATTTTTTTGTCAACTTTAACTAATTTTTGAAAAGAAGGTTTTTTCTTGTCTGATAGTTCCTGAGCTTTTTGCTGGATCTCAGTTCTAACAGATTGAGCTTTGTCTCTAAATAGATTTCTAGCTCTATTGAGATTATACTCTTTTTCATCTTTTCTTATTGGTGTCATGTTTACCTTTTTTTTAGTTGTTTGTTTTTTGTCATAATTGACATATAAATTTTTATAACTATATAACCAATATGTCTATTATAAATATGATACCTGCGACAATATTGACCATGTTAATATATAACCAATATGTCTATATATATTAAAACAACTAAAATGAAAGGTAAAAATGAAAATAAACGATTATGAAGCTGTTGGAATTGCGGAAGGATTTATTGATTGTGATAATAAAACTCAATATTATATGGCTTGGCAACATCTAGTCAATACTGGCTTGGCTTGGTCTCTTCAGGGACATTTCGGAAGAACCGCTAGACAATTAATAGAGGAAGGGTTGATACATGAAAAAAATTAGATCAAAAAAAAATGATTTACTTAATTATTTTATACATGATCATAAATATTTAAGTAAAGATTATTTAAAAAGCTGTAAAAAGTTTTTTAAAGAAATAAACATAGAACAAAAAGACAACAAAAATGAAAAAATACAATCTTAATATATATCAAGTGCCTATATTAAAAATATACCGGGTTAAGCAATACTGGACAGATTGGTTAAAATACCGGCTGCCAATTCCTAAAAAAATAACGCCAAAAATTATTGCTAATTTAATCGGGGGTTATAAATGATTATAACTAAACAATTAAATGGTAGTTATTTAATAACTGATATTGTTAAAGGTTATTGGATCAAACAAGTATATTATTTTTATACTAAAAAAGAAGCCATAAAACTATTTAGACAATACCGGAAGCAATTAAAAAATGAATAAATTTTTAAAAGATTTAAAATTTTATGAGCTATATTATAGGCATGAATATCAATGCTTTTTAATTGGTTTTTTGATTGGTTCTATTGTATTTTAATTAATGCAAAAATTAAACAAAAAAAGAAATCCAATCGCAAAACAATTAAGACATTACAAAAACAAAATAACTAAAAATAAAAGACTATATGACCGCAAAAAACAACAACAAATGCTGCAACACTCGCAAGCTATATAATTGGTCTGAAAAATATTATAAAAATCTAAATAAAAAGCAGCATTTAATCAATAATATATGGTTTTATAACATATTAAAACACCTTAAAAAAGATGGTTTTTTATATGTACCAAATATAAACAAATCATTCAATAAAAATGGACAAGAGATAAAATAAAAAAAAAAAATAATTAAAATCTTGTACCGATTGTCACTTCTACACCAACTACTGATTGTCACTTTTAGATTTTACCGATTGTCACTTTTGAATTTTTATTGCTTGACATATTAACCTTTATGGTTATATTATAATTATGAAAGGAAACAACTAAAGGTAAACTATGAAAACTAAAAAACAAAAATACTGGTTATGTGAGTTCTTTGAAAGATCAGGTGATGATGAATACTATCACAGATACATATACTCAGATAAAAACTTAAAAGATATGGGGTATAAAGATGATAAAGATGACTATAAAATATTATCTCAATTCTTTTTACAAAAAATAACACCTAAAAATTTTGAAGGTTGGAAAGGTACATACTGGAAGAATTGCTACACAAAATTAGTTAGCTTCAAAGGTATGGAAGAAGTAAAACCTAGACAATTCAAAACACTTAATCTTGCAGGTGTTTATGTAAATCCGGATAAACTAATGTTTAATTATAGGAAGGGAGTACAACAATAATGTATATAGATAGCTACGAGATCGTTACCATTGGTACAAAGTACGAAGGTAACAAAGAAAAAAAGAACCAAGTATTAACTCATGTTCATAGCGATGACGGAATAATCCTAAAAAGATTATGCGAATTAATAGACACCTATGATGATACAGTTAATTTTAGAGAACGTGGTAACTGTAAAATAACTGTGGAGTTTAAGAAATATGAATAAAGAACAAGCAATTAAATATCTCTATAAAGATTGGTTAGATTATAAAAACTATTATTTAAAAACAGGCTTTGAGATGAAAGAAAGTTTTATTGAATATCTTGAAAGAGAAATACCAGAATATTTAGAAAGTAAAGATATTAATGAGTAAACTAGAACTAACAACCCTTTGCCATTTAATTATGGCGAGGGGTTTGTTTTATCGTCAACTTCTTCTGCGTCTACCTCAATCAGATCGGGAGTATCTTGCCAAGAAACAGAAATTTTCTGATCTATATTCTGCTTTATCGGTTTATTGTCAGAATAAAGATCGGTCAGTTTTCCTGCTAGGTAAGTGATAAACTTTGTTTTCTCCCGGATCCAAAGTATTTGGTTTGGGTTTTCTACTTCTTGGTACTGAAAGATTTGCAGCAACTTATCTATTAAAGTTTGGATACCAATTTTTCTAGCCTCAACTATTTTGTGATTGAGTTCTTTGTCTTTTTTTAAGATTGCATAAAACTTTTGTAAGCTCATCTGTGAGACATAGAGGTTTTTGTCCTCTAAAATTTCTGAAAGAGTTACGCCTCGCATAAGCATATTTTCGATAGTATCTACTTCGTTCTTGAGTTCCAATTCTAGGTTTGACTTCTTTGTAATAGTATTGTTCGACTTCTTCTCTTGTTTTATCTTTGAATTGTTTGAGCTTTGAGAGTGCTTTAATTCTTGTGTCATCAGTATAGTTCTTTTGGTTAAATCCTTTTATATTATTACCACCATGAAACCTACATAAATATTTACCATTGGCAGTTGGATAGCCTTTAGCTTGACAGGGTCTTTTACTTCTTCTTGTTAGACCTTGACAAAAAACTTTTCGTTGCTGAAATCCTGCCATGTTCCCTCTTATTCTTATACACCTTATCTCTATAAAAGTAGTTTGTCTTTTTTCGAACATCATCTACCGCCTTATTTATAACATCTTTTGAGACATACTTCACTCCTTCTTGATCCTTTATCTGAAGAGCTTGTTTACATAAATAAGGGTTATCATTATCCTTAATAGCTTCATTGAGTTCTTGGATCGTATACTTAGACGCTAGCTTTGTTAGTATTGTATCTTTATCGCTACCACTCTCCGCAAGACCTCTTATAAAGTTAGTTATATTACTGTTAGTTGTTATGTTAGTTCTACTAATATATGTCTGTGAGACACTACCCATGTGTCCCATAGACACATCCTTGTTTCTAGTGGACACAACATAGTCTTTATTAATTGTATATAATGTTGTAGACTTCTGGCGTTTTTTAGTAATAATTTGTGATCTTTCCAATAATTCAGTAGCTCTAAATATGGTACTGCGACTAAGACCTGTCATACTAGATAGGGTGGCTTGGCGTGGGTAACAAGTAAGTGTTTTTGAATTGGCGAACTTTAGTAAACAAATGAATACCAGATAGCAGTAAGCTCGTTGCTTGTTTGGAATAGTTCTAAACTGTGGATTATCAAATAGCGAGAACTTTACCCTTATGTGTGGCTCATATTTCTGTTGCATTTTTGCAACACCTCCTATGTTCCTGATGTAACTCCTTAAGATAAGACAACCACTCATCCTCAGTTAGCTCATATATCTTACTCACAGGCTCTGTAATGCGTTTTATCCTAAATTTCATACTCTGACCCATAGGAGTATAGAAAACTAAAAATCCGGGTATCTTTAGAGCATTAGCGACTATCTTTGTGAGGGTTGTAGCCTTATAAATCTGACCCTTGTCATAGCAAGTCTCTTTTACAGCTAAGGGTTGATAGCAACTGGGACAAACCTCAATAAAGTCTACATCTATACCAGCAAGACCATCAAACTTTCTGTGCCAATCGTTATAACTACCATTGCTAAAAGCGTAGGTCCATCTAGCCATGTTTCCTTATGGAATCTTGCAGTATCTTCTTTTGTTTTTTTAGCATATCTATTGTTTCCTTTAATCGTGTTATTTCATAGTCTTTTATACTGTTATCTGTTTCTAATATATCTATTGTCTTTTCTAAATCAGCATTTCCTTTTGCTTTATCAGCTTTTATTTTTCTTAATTGTTTTTTAAGTTCTTTTACTTTATCAGCAGCTTCAACCTCTTCAAACATACCTTTATAAGTCATTTCAATACCTCTATCTTTTTAACAACTGATCTTGGATATACTGTGGTGTTACCAACTGTAAGTGAACCATCATCATCAAAACTATGCGAAGCAAAGATGATAACCTTCTTTGGGTCTTTAGATAATAAGTAACCAGTATCTTCACACCAACTATAAGTTTGGTCCTTTGCTTTCTCAAGTGTCATCCATTCAGAATTACTAACAATGTCTTGCCAATACAAACGCACTCGCTTGTATTTAAACTTCTTCTCTTTGCCAGTATTCTTCATAGAAATCATTAGGTTGTACTTGTTTATTAGTTGCTTTGAATATCTTTAACATAACTAAAGGATGAGGTATTCTCTGTCCTTTGGCGTAGCGTTGAACATTCGTGGCGGGATTTATATTAATGATACCAAACTGATTTGCAGCTTGTGAATAACTTAGCTTATTCTTTTTTATCCATTCTGATAATTTCATAATCTCCTTTCGTGAATTTATCCTAATACCAGAAAGGTTATATAATGCAAGTAAAAAATAATTGTAGACAAACTGGTATAAATGACTATATTGATTTGAAACAACTATGAAAGAATATTTTTCAAATATTAATGGTGGTCTAGGTTTAGATCATTGGTCGCCTTCAAGCTCAGATATGCCTTTGGCAAAGTGGGTAACTAATTATGGTTATCATACACCTAAAGAAAGAGATGGGTTTTTAATGAACTAC